TCTACAGAACGCCTAGTAACAAGGGGCATGAAGCATCAGTGGATCGCTCAGTTTAAACAGGCGGCAAACTCAATGTTGGCTCAGACCGATTGGATGGTCATTCGCAAAGCAGAGAGAGACATTGCTATTCCTAGTGATGTGGTAGCTAAACGTGCGGCTGTGGTTGCTGAGTGTGCAAGGCTTGAGGCGGCTATTACTGCGGCTCAAGATGTACCCGCTTTGATTGCAGTCATTGGTACAGCTAACTGGGGCTAAAAATGGACATCAAGTTATCAGTCAACACAGTCAATCAGATTCTTGGTTACTTGGGTACACGCCCATATCAAGAAGTTTTTCAATTGATTGAAGTTATTCAAAAAGAAGCCGCTAAACTTGCTGAAACTCCAAAGGTAGAAGATGGAACAAGTGGAGACTAAGCTCGCCGTGCACGAAGCGGTATGCGCTGAACGCTACCGATCGATCGAAGATAAGCTAGATCGGGGAAAAGAGCGGATGAAAACCGTCGAGTACTTGCTGTACATACTGCTTGCGGCGGTGCTCTTTGGTCCTGGGGTGGCTGGTGAGTTTGTAAAGAAAGTATTAGGGTTGTAATATGTGGAAATGGGCAGAAACACTAATCGCCCTTGGATGCGTAGTTTGCTTCGTCCTAGCTGGCACGTTCCTTATTGCGTGGGGCAATAGATGGTAAATGCGCTGGCTCATACTGTTACTGCTATTGTTGGGGCTAGTTGGAGCTGTAGCCAAGAATGGTTGTCACGTTCGCGAGTTCTACGGGATTGGCTACACAGCGCACAACCCGACAGAACGGCATGCCAAGATGATGGAGTGGTTGAGCGTCAACGCCGTTTATTGCAAGGCTTCAGACTACGTCGTGATCTGGAACAACCTAGCAGAGTGGGCGGGGGCTTCAGACTCTACATGGCTTAGAGCAAAGATAGTTCATGGATACAAGGATGCACTTGAGAGGGAGAAGAAATGATAGAAACCATCAGATTATTTCCAACCATTCAAGCGTCTGGATATCCGGACAAGCATGACCTTGCCCAAGCCAAGCTAGAGAAACAGCACGAAGTTAACAAGACCCTTGAAGTGTCCAAGCAAAAGCAGACTGAACTGCAAGACATAGGGTTTGAGATTTACTGCAAAAAGGTAGTTCAGGAGCGGCTCCGTATGGAGATATTTAATAACCGTAAGCTGGATATTTATGTATGACCAGAAAGCCGATACCCAGACCAGTGAAGAAAGTGTCAATGGACACCAAGGACAAGCTGACCCTGTGGGTCACGCTGATGGTAAGCACCACCCTGTGCATCTCTGTTTTGGCTATGGTAATCAGCTTTATGCTTGGCCTTTGGGCCAAAGAAGTGGACAACGCAGAAATCTTCAAGATGATTTCACCCGCTTTTTCTACACTTATCGGCGGCATGATTGGGTTCCTGTCTGGTATCAAACTTATGCAGAATGAAGACTCTAAAAAGGATAGCAAATGTTAGACATATTAAGTGGTGGTATTCTGGGTTCTGTGTTTGGTGGGTTGTTCCGTATGGCCCCCGAAGTGCTGAAGTTCTTTGACAAGAAGAATGAGCGTTTACACGAGCTTGCTATGTTTAAACACCAATGCGACTTGGAAGCCCAGCGTGGTCAGCAGAAACTGGCTGAAATTGGCGCACAACGTGAAGCCGCTATTGATGTAGGCGTAATGGATGCCTTTAACAACGCCATCACACAACAAGCCGAGATGGTTAAAGCCGCAGGTGGTTGGGTAGCTAGTCTGTCAGCATCTGTCCGTCCCGTGGTCACATATTGGGTGCTGTTTGTCTGGTCGTTCATCCACGTATGGTTTGCATGGAACGCATGGCTTGCCGGTGCGCCAGCCGTAGAAGTGTTCAAAACCATGATGACCCCTGACTTCTCAGCTTTGTTGTCTGGGACTATTAACTATTGGTTCCTCGATAGAACTCTCAAACAGCGCGGCATATGAACCTAGAGTTAGCCGCTGCTCTGTGCCGTCAGTTTGAGGGCTACCGCGCCAAGCCGTATTTATGTCCGGCTGGCGTGGCTACGATTGGCTACGGCTCTACGTACTACGCAGATAAGCGTAAGGTAACTTTAGAAGATGCACCAATGGATGAACCTACGGCTAGAGCCTTGCTGATGATTGAGCTTGAACATACGTACTTGCCTGGTGTTTTACGAAACTGCCCAACCTTGATTACTGACGAAAGGAAATGCAACGCCATCGTAGATTTCTGCTACAATCTAGGCGTTGGTCGGTTGCAGACGTCTACTTTGAAGCGAAAAATAAACGCTGGGGACTGGGAAGGGGCTAAAGAGCAGCTGATGTTATGGACTAAGGGCGGCGGTCGAGTGCTTCCGGGACTGCTCAAACGTCGCACCGCTGAGTGCAAGTTGATTACTTCTTAGTAGAGGTTATAATGAAGCGCGAAAAGCGAGGTAATTTATAATGACAGTCGCATCCGTAATGACGTATGATTCGTTGGTGGAGAACGTCCAGTCTTATCTGGAGCGCAATGACACCGCCACCTTAGATAAGATACCTCTATTTATCATGCTGGCTGAGCAGATTATCGCTAGCCAAATCAAGTTTCTTGGTAACTTGTCTGTCAATACTAGCACTATGACTATTGGGCAAGCTACACTTGACAAACCTGCTCGTTGGCACAAAACCGTATCAATGAATATCACGGTCGCGGGGCAGCGCCAACCTGTACTACTGCGCAAATATGAGTACTTACGTGAGTACTGGCCAGATCCTACAACAACCTCCGTGCCGCAGTTTTACTGCGATTATGACTACACTCATTGGTTAGTAGCCCCTACACCTGCTGTAGCTTACGATTTTGAAGTTCTATACTATGAGCGTATCCAACCTTTAGACTCGTCTAATCAAACCAACTGGTTTACTATATACGCTCCTCAGGCGCTACTTTACGGGTCACTGCTACAAGCGATGCCCTTCCTCAAGAACGACACGCGGACTCCTATCTGGCAAGCGCAATATCAGCAGATAATGGATACGTTGGTCGCCGAAGACAAACTACGAATCGCTGATCGCCAAGCGATCGCTGTTGACAGTTAAGGACTAACATGAGCTACAACTCACCATTTACAGGTAACGTCATTCAACCGACGGATGTTTCTTATCGCGCTGTTACGCTGAGCGCTAACACGCAGTTGCAGTGGCCTATCAACGGCAACGCCACTGACGACTATGCCGCTCGCATCATGCAGGTTACGGCTACGGCTACAAGTTTAAGCCTGTACATGCCCCCTGCTAACCAAAGCTCTGTGGGTAATGACGCGCTGATTCGAAACGTCGGGTCTAATACATTTACGGTTAAAGACTACGCCGGAACAAACACAATAATCTCAGTCGCGGCGGGTGAGTCTAAATACGTCTACATTACCGCCAACCCAACAACAACTGGCACGTGGGGCAACATTTCTTTTGGCACTGGAACCTCCTCTGCCGACGCGTCTACATTGGCTGGCTATGGCTTGGTTGCAAGCGGCTTAACGCTGAATCAAAGTCATCCAGCACAGACGCTTGTGACTGCTGGAACTTTTGCTACAACAGATAGAGCTCAAACCTCTGTTTGGACTGGTGGAGCTGGTACCTACACGCTTCCATCAGCTTCAACCATTGGAAACAACTGGTTTACGTTGTTCAAGAACAGCGGTACGGGTTCTATGGTGATAACCGCCGCTGACAATATTGACGGAGCCTCTACAAAGACTTTTGCGCCTAACGAATCGGCTTTCATCGTCAGCACTGGTGTAACTTATTTAACTGTAGGTTACGGCGTCAGCAATCAGTTCTTCTACACATCTTTGGTTAAAGCTGTCACAACAGGGACGTACACTTTAACTTCAAGCGAAGCTACAAATACGATTCAAACCTACACAGGAACTTTGACCGGCAACGTCACAGTCATTTATCCTCCTGTAGTAAACTTGTATGTGATTAAAAACTCCGTAACAGCAGGCGGTTATACACTCACTGTAGGTACTGGAGTTGGCACGTCTGTAGTCATACCGTCTGGTCAGCAAGTTACTTTGGCTTGCGATGGGACTAACTTTTTTAATGCCAACACATCTCAAGCCGGATCCATCACTACGGTCTCTTTAAGTGATGGCTCAGTGGGGGTTCCTGCGTTGAGTTACGCTTCCGAAGCAACTACAGGTTTATATCGTGCTGGAGCAGGGCAGTTCAATACGGCTATCCTAGGCGTGTTACGCTCTACATTATCGGCCACAGGTTTGACAATCGCCGGAACTGGAACATTTACTGGCGGCGTAGCTGGGGGCACATTCTAATGACCGCAAAAGTTTTTGCGCTTGATACAAAACCAGGCATCCAAAGAGATGGTACGGTCTTTGATTTGAACTCTTACGTTTCTGGACGTTGGGTTCGTTTTCAGCGCGGACGCCCTCGCAAGGTGGGCGGTTACACCCAGATCACTGCTGGCCTATCGGGACCTTCTCGCGGCGTTTATGTTAACCCTCAGCAAGCGTTCAACAACGTGTTTAGCGGCCACTCTAAAGGGTTGCAAGTTGTTCCAATTGATAACAACGGCGTAGGTTCTGGCGTTACAGATTTGACCTTATCAAACTTCACCTCTTCAGATAATAACCTGTGGCAGTTTGACACTTTTTATGATGTAAGCGGCTCGGGTGATAATCTCTTGCTCGCGCATCCTGGGCAAAGCCTTACATTGATTGATAATAATGTGAACACGCCAGTGTTGCAGGGCGCCATCACAGGTACAACGCTGTCAGCCGTTGGGGTGTTTACTGCCGTAGCGAGCAGCGTTATCTCTGGGTCCCCCCGTATTACCTTTGCGGCAACTGACACTCTTATTGGTGCAGGTCAGACGGTGACTGGTACTGGGATACCGGCAAGCACCTCTGTAGTTTCAGTTACAACCTCTAACGAAACTTTAGCCTCTGTAGCCGTTACAAGCACCTCAGGGGCGTTTAGCTGCACCTCAACTTCAGGGCTTTTCGTTGGACAAACCGTCACTGTCTCGGGTGCAGTCACCACGGGGACTATTGTAAATCCTACGATTTTAAGCACCGCAGGGACTTTCTCTTGCTCAAGTACGATAAAGCTGTATGTTGATCAGCCCGTTACTGTAAGCGGCACTTTGACTCCTACCGCTTTGGTTAACGTGCAAGTAACCTCCATTACAGGAGATCTATCATTTAACACGCAGACAGGTATCTTTGTTGGTCAGAAAATCGCTGTAACAGGAACGCTTACTGGTACGGCTACGGGCATCTCAACTAACACAACTTATTTTGTTATTGGAACGCCCACCAGCACAACGCTTCAACTATCTGCAACTTCCGGCGGTGCACCTCTAACAACAACACCAGGAACAACCGCAGGCTTGACTTTTAGTGCTCCTCTTCAAACAGGAATAACCTCAGGTACTACGTACTTTATCACGACAACCAACGGCACGACAACTTTTACCTTGTCAGCCTCTATTGGCGGTTCTGCAATAACCACCACAGTCAACAGCCTTGCGGGGTTAACTTTTTCTGCTCCCTTAAATATCGGTCTTACCGTGGGGAATACCTACTATATTACTGTCACTAACGGGAGCTCAACTTTTACCTTATCTGCAACTTCTGGCGGCTCACCCGTAACCACCGTGATGAACGTAACAACGGGGCTGACGTTCACAACGGGAAATTACTACAAAGTTACGTTAGATCAAAACGCTGCCTCCTCAGGCACTTCAATCACGTTGACATTCAATAACAATATCTCTGTTTCCGGCGGCGTCGTTTCGTTACACCCTTATGTATTTGTGTACGGGAATAACGGTCTTATAAGAAACTGCTCAGCTGGCAATTTAAACGACTGGGTCTCAGCTGATGCTAATGAGGTATCGGTAGCCACGGGTAAGATCGTGCAGGGTTTGCCCGTCAGGGGCGGATCAAACGCGCCTTCTGGTTTGTTTTGGAGCCTTGACAGTTTGATACGCGTGTCGTATATCGGAGGCACAGGTACACCCGCTCAGTACTGGCGCTATGACTTGATCTCGTCTCAGTCGTCTATTTTGTCTTCTCAGTCCGTGATTGAGTACGACGGTGTGTACTACTGGTGTGGAGTTGATCGCTTCCTTCTGTATAACGGTGTTGTAAAAGAGATACCTAACAGCTTTAACCAGAACTACTTTTTTGACAATCTAAACTACGCTCAGCGCGAAAAAGTTTGGGTATCAAAAGTTCCTCGTTTCGGTGAAATCTGGTGGTTCTACCCACGCGGTACAGCTACAGAGTGTACTGATGCAATTATTTATAATATCCGAGAGAACTGTTGGTATGACGCAGGTGAGGCTATTGGAGCTCAACGCTCTGCGGGTTACTTTTCGCAAGTTTTCCACTACCCTATTGCGGCTGCTTGGAAGACTAATGAGGTAGGCGGCGTAAACGCACTTACTCTAACTTCGGGTGGCTCATCGTACACCAACGCAACTTATACAAATCAAGCCTTGACAGGGGGAAGCGGTACAGGAGCTACGGCTACCATTGTGGTAGCTGGCGGTGTTGTTACTTCTGTGACGATCTTCACCAAGGGTAAGAACTACGTTGTTGGCAACACCCTATCTGCATCCCTTCCCGTAGGTTCTGGGTTGATCATTACCGTCACTCAGGTGGTTGACTTTGTGTCTTTGTGGCAACACGAGATTGGTACAGATGAGGTGAAAAACACCGCAACACTTGCGATAGAGTCGTATTTTGAGACCAATGATTTGGGTTTGGTTGCGGGGGGTCCGTCTCAACCTACTATGGTCGGTGACAACGTGTGGTTACGTCTGGATCGTGTTGAGCCTGATTTTGTACAAGAGGGTGAGATGGAGCTCTACGTCACAGGACGTCCTTTTGCTCAATCAGATGACTACACCTCAGGACCGTTTCTTTTTAGTCCAGATACTGGAAAAATTGATTTGCGCGAACAACGGCGCGAATTGAGGCTAAAATTTGTATCAAACGTGGCGGGTGGTGACTATCAACTCGGTAAAGTGCTACTAAATGCTGACGTGGGCGATGTGAGACCATAATGGCTGCTATACTCAACCCGTCGCAGGTCTATGACCCTAGGTATCATAGCTTCGAGTCGTGGGCTTCGTTGATGTGTGAGCTCTACGCAGCGCAACAGCTCTGTATACCGGACGCAACCACGGATTGGAAAGAGTGGGCAGCGGGGCTCAAGGCCATTGATGTCTTTACCAATGAAGGTATCCCCGGACCGTACGAATTTGATGACTGGCAACAATGGGCTGAAGCGCTTGTTAATGCTGTAAACCCGTCGGTGAACTGAATATGGCATTATACGAAAAACTTTCAGCGTCAAGCACTCCTGATGAGATTGCTGCTGCGTATAAAGAGTTTACAGGCGCGGCTGGGGGTGATACTGCGGCTGTGCAGAAGCAAGCTGTAGACTATCTTAGCGCTCTAGGAATCGGTGCTCCTACAATCTCGCAAGCATACGATACGTATCTACGTCCTGCCGCAGTTGTAGAAACGCCAGTTACCTCCAATCTAGCAGGAACTTCTAATTTAGCGGGAACTTCTAACTTATCGGGTGCTTCCAACTTAGCTGGTGTTTCTAACTTAGCAGGTACCTCAAATTTAGCGGCTAATAATCCGCTTATTACAGGTAACTGGGGTAATGACAATTTAACTTTGGACGACAGTAAAGCTGGCTCCACCCTAGCATCGCTATCGAACCCAGCTGATAAATTAGAGGCAAGTACTTTAGTCGGAATAAAAAATACATCAGGAACACCTACAAAACAAACTGAGCATGTAGCCGAGTGGAACGCTCCAGTACCTCTTGGTGATGGCACGTTCCGCACTCCTGGTGGTACGATTATTGACAAAGACGGTCGTCCAGTAACTACAAGCAACTTAGTCGCTAGTACTGGAGTTAGTACAGGCACGAGCACTAAAACTTATACTCAAACAGAGGTCAATCAAGCTCTACTTGACACGCTTTCTGCAAACCCTAACACAAGTAAAGCTGACGTTCTAGCGGCGGCAGCGACTCTTGGCATCACGGCAGATCAGGTTAATGCCGCGTATATAACTCGTGATGCGGCATCTTTAAGCTCTAATACAATAAGCACTGGTACAGGGGCGTTAGCGTCTGCTTCACAGGTAACATCTGCAGCACAGCAATACCTTGATGCTAACCCTGATGTAAAAGCCGAATATGAGCAATTTCACGCACAGGATCCGTTGAAATGGACTCCAGAGTTCTACGCCGCGTATCACTACAACACCTACGGTAAAAACGAAGGTCGCGCAGGGGCAGACGGTTTATCCGCGAACCTTACCTCGCTTACAAATCAAATCTTAGGTCAAAACTTGACGAGCCAGTGGACAGGTACAGGTTTGGGTTCTGCTCAAGCCAACGCGTCTGACATGGCGAAGATATTGGCTGGTATCGGTATTACAGATATCAATGATTTTGGTCAAATCACAAAACAAGTACCGGAATACGACGAGTACGGAAATCAAATCGGTACTACAACAGTCACGACGTATGGTAACAAAAAGACTGGCCAGGAAGTACCGAATACTTTTGGCGAGCGTCAAAACGAAAATGCCTTTGGAGGTACGTATACAGGTAAAGGTAATACAGCCTACCGAGTTCAAATAGGTCCTGACGGAAAACCCTACTTCTACACTACACAGGGTTCTAGTAGAGACGCTATTGTAGACGATTTGATTAAAGTAGCCGCCATCGGGTCTATGTTTGTTCCTGGTCTAGGTACTACTATCGGTGCTAGTGTTTTAAGTTCGCTCGGTATTACTGGAGTGAACGCAGCTTTGACTGCAGCCCTCGGTAATACAATTACGCAAACTGTGTTGAACGGCGGCGATGTCGGTAAAGCGATTAAGAATGTTGCAGCGAGCTACCTCGGCGCTGAGGCAGCTAACTCGTCGTTTGTAACTGATGCTATCAAAAACTTGTCGCCTACGTTGCAAAGTACGATCTCTGGAGCGGTGGCCGGAGGTACGACCTCTGTACTTAAAGGTGGGGATGCGGTTACTGGAGCCTTAACTGGTGGTGTTGCAGCGGGTATGAGCACGCTGACTAGTAATTATCTTAAAGACACATCGTTATCATCCACGCAGAAAACTGCTCTGTCTACAGGTGCCTCAACTTTCGCGGCGGCTAAACTTGCGGGCGCGACAGACCAAGAAGCTTTCAACGCCGCAGCCCTCGCTGTAGGCTCGGCAACAGCTAAGAAAGTGTTGACCGATGCGAAAACCTTTAAGACCTCTGAGCTCAGTGATAGCGATTACTTAAATAGTGTTGATGATTTTGCAACGAAGTTTGCTCAAATGCAAGGTCAGGCAACTACAGATACGGCTGCTCTAGGTACTGGAGTGCAAATGCCAGGATGGATGGAGTTAAATCCTGGGCAGAAAGTCACAAGTTCTTACGTAGATGCTGATGGTGTGACTCGATATACAGTAGAGCAACCCAACCCGAACGATCCTGATAACCCGATCGGGTTCTCACTTTACAAAGACCCAGTGACGGGCGAGATCGTTTGGAACGCCTCTAGCGGTGACGCGTCCAAGGGTGAGAACGTCGTTATCACTGCAGGTTCGGGTATACCGAAGTTTGACGAGATTGGAGCAGCGGGGGCGACTGTTATAGGTGACAAGTCTGGAACCCCAGGAGATAAGGGTGTAACCCTTACAGATACAACCAAAAGTACTTCGCAGTCAACAGGGACAAGTACCTCTACCGGTACAAGCGACTCTACTAGTACGAGTGTTAGCACAGGTACTAGCGTTTCTACAAGCATATCTACGGGTACAGCTACAGGAACTTCTACTAGTACGTCTACTGGAGAAGGTACAAGCGTTGGAACTGGTACTGGTACAGGAGTCGGCGTAGGAACTGGGGTAGGCGCTTCTACCTCAACTTCTACTGGG